TTTATTTTTTTTAAAGCTCATCTGAATGGATATCCTAAATTCCAACACACTAAGGAGTGTCGTATTCCCTTGGTTACTGGTTTGACTCTATGCCAAACAAAAGATGGAAAGATAATAACGCTACCTTTCTTTCTAATTTCTTCGCATACTCTTGGCTGTGAGCCTACGTCTGAGTTTCTAAAATCAAACTCTAAATCTCCGCCTTCATATTCATCAGGATGAGTTAAAGATACAGTCATGCTAAGTTTTCTTTGTTTACCATGTGAGTTTGGATTTTTAGGATGGTTGTAAGGTTCTGAATAAGAGTCGCAATGCCAATCATAATATTGACCGACTTTATATTCAGTAAATTGGCAGGCTTCTGACCAATCCCATTCAAAATTCCACTCAGCGTTACGGTTTGCTTGATGAATGTAAGGTTGTATTTCTTTATAAATCCATCTATCTGACATCCATACAACATCAGACTTGCGTTTTTTTTGAATGTTTTTAAGTTCTAGCTTGGTTAAGTTTTTTATATCGCTATCACCTGTAACAGCAATTTCTTTTTCTTGTTCCTGACCATAACGAACTATGTCATCACATATTCTTTCGGGTATAACTGATTGAAAGTACCAATAATAATATTTTAGATTCATCTTCTCTCTCTGAAGAGATAAGTATAAGCTAGATGTTATTTAAAAGAAAGGTTGGTTAGTTTGTCCAACTACCAGCTTTGACTTCTCTAAAGACTTGTCTTAAATCCCAACAGCTTGAAGTTCCTGCCAAATAACTAACTGCTGCCTCTTTAATGATAACTATTCCTGAACCGCCTGCTGCTCCATTTCCTCGAATACCACCTGATGCAAAACCGCCGCCACCAGCACCACCGCCAGTATTAGCTGTACCTGCTACACCTGTTCCTGTGCTAGGCGCTGCTCCATCGCCTCCACCGCCTTTAAAAGGAGTTGTTCCTGTGCCTCCGCCCTGTCCATTGAGTTTACCAGCAGTTCCGCCTCCGCCACCTCCGCCAGCGTAATAAACTGGTATTCCTGTAATTGAAGAGGTTTGTGCAAGACCACCATGACCATCCCCATTAGCAAGATTAGTGCCTGTTACACCAGCACCGCCTGCTCCACCGCCTCCCCCAGAGCCAGCATCGCCTGGTGCACTATGACCACCACCAGCATTTCCTTGAGGTGGTGAAGTTGGGGGAGTGTTTCCAGCGCCTCCGCTAGTTGTTGCTGGATCACCAGTTCCACCTCCGCCTCCGCCTGAGCCACCACTTCCTCCGTTAACATTCAATCCAGCACCATAGCCACCACCTGCTGAAGTAATCGAAGAAAATGATGAAGAGCTTCCAGCACCACCTGGAGAGTTAACTCCTGGCGCACCTGTCGCTCCTCCACCACCAACTGTTACAGGGTATGGAGAATTACCTGAGACTGAAAAACCTGTAGCTGTTCTATAACCACCTGCACCACCACCACCAGCACCTGATCCACCACCACCTGCAACAACTAAGTATTCAACTTGAGTTGTTCTTGGTTGAGTGGTTAAAGTACCAGTAGAATTAAAAGTAGTAATTTGCTCTGCTTGAGTTGCTGTTGATGTTTTTTGTACTGTTCCGACTAATCTAGGCATTTGTCCAATTTCCTTCTTGCACATTGTCATAAATGGAGTTCATGTCCCATACTCCTGATGCTGATTTAAAAACTTGAGGTTCTTTGATTATAACCACACCTGAACCACCTGCTCCAGCTGGTCCTGGATTAGGAGCGCCTGCTGCGCCGCCGCCGCCGCCGCCAGTATTGACTGTACCTGCATCTGCTTGTATAAATGGAGCGCTACTTGCTGATGATGGTGAATCACCGCCATCTGCTCCTCGACCTCCGCCGCCATATCCTCCAGCGCCGCCCCAATTATCACCGTATCCTGCGCCTCCACCGCCGCCAGCATAGTAAACTGTTGAGCCTGTAATGCTTGAAGATGAACCAATACCACCTGGACCACCAATTGTAAATCCAAGTTCATTAACTCCTATACCACCATTTTGAATACCAAAACTAGAATTAATACCAGCTTCACCTGCGCCTCCACCGCCAGCCCCACTGTTTCTATTTGCTGCGGGAGAGGATGGCATATCTCCACTACCGCCAGGGTTTCCTTGTCCTGCTGCCGCTGTACCGCCTGCTGCTGGGTATGGTGCTACATCATCCATACAAGGGCCTGAACCTCCGCCTGAGCCACCTGGCCCTCCTGGAGATGCATCTTTATAGAAACTAGGTCCTGAACTCGAACCATAGCCGCCCCCTTCTGAAGTAATTGGTGTAGGAATACCTAAAATTGAATCTGTGCCTTTAGTTCCAGGATCAACTCCTGTTGTGGCACCTGCGCCCCCACCGCCTATTGTAATTGGATATCCAGTATTACCTGAAACTGGGCTATTTGTAGCTGTTCTATAACCACCTGCTCCTCCACCGCCGCCATATCGTATTGCTCCACCGCCGCCGCCTGCTACAACTAAATATTCGATTTGAGTTGTTAGAGGTTGAGTGGTTAAAGTACCAGTAGAATTAAAAGTAGTAATTTGCTCTGCTTGGAATTTAATTGCGCTATCACCACCTACTAGTCCGCCATTATAATTAGCCATGGTTAGACCTCATTCCATTGCAGATTAGTAGCATCCCATTCGTAATTGGTTGTAACTATTGGATCACCAGTATAGGTTGCTCCTAGCCATTTTTGATTATCTTCATCCCAATTGATTAAAACTGTTTCTGAATCTATTTCTGTAATTGTTGGGTAAGTAACTGGTGCTTGCCAATCGTCATTAGAATCTAAAGACCAAGAGGGAAAGGGTTGTAGCACGATAAATTTATTTTTACCTGCATCGTAAGTATACCCAATACCTGCGTATTGTTTTCTAAAATTATTATTATAAGAAGTTTGTTTCCAAGCAATACCACCTGTTGAGTGTGGAACTATAGATGCTACAAATGTTTCTGCCTCAGAGGATAATTCTCCTCCATTAGCTTCTACATCATCGTTGGATATTACTATTACTCGTAATACTTCGTTGCTTGAATTAAGTTCTGCAAAATGAGCCATATTTGTACTCCTTAAGCGTCATCTAGTTCTTCGTAGTTAATGGTGTAAGTTAAATCGCCATTAGCACTTGCACCACCCTCTAAGATATCTCCTTCTTCAAGATAAATGCCTGAGTTCTTATCAATAAGAACCAAAGTAGCATCTGCTGGAACAGAGATAGTTGAAGCAAATAAAACTACTGAACCACCGCTTTTAATAATTCCCATTGTTACATCAGCGGCGTTAGTACCGTCAATGTTTGCAACAATAATACTATTAATTTTAATTAACTTATCACTTGCACAAGTCAATAAATCTTCTGTAAGAGTAGTTGTTAAAGCTCCATTTATACTGTTAGCGTATATAGAAGTTACGTTTACTAAATTTGGATTTGCCATAATATTTTCCTAATTTTATCCGAAAACCAAAGCCATTGCTATAGCTTTTCCTGTTGTTGCTACACCTGAATTATCTATACTAAGTGAAGATGCAACATTTAAATCTGTTAAAGCATTTGCGACATTCGCTCCTGCTCCTCCTCCGTCAGAATAAACAACTGCAACAGCACCGTTGGTGATTGTTACGCTTGTACCTGAACCTTGTTTAACTGTAATGGATTGGCCGCCTGTCGTAGCGTTTTCAATAATCCATATTTTAGAAACATCATTTGGAGCTAAAGTTAAATTTCTAGTAGCTGTTAAAGACACTCCTGAAGTAACTTTAAAATATAAACTACGAGCAGGATCGGTTACTCCGTCTGCTATGGTTGTTGTAGCATCTGCATCAGAACTAAAAGATGCCTCAGTCCCATAACTAAAGGCTTCTGCTATAAGTTCTAAATTAGTATTGGTACTTGTTCCCCAAGTTCCTGACTCATCACCTGTAGTGATTTCCTTGAGCCTTAAATCATTTACATAAGTTGCCATCTTTTACCTCTAAAAAATTATCATACCATCTTTTTTTTGGTTATTGTATATTAAATTATGCGGCCACATCTGTCCAATTTGGTGTTTGAGACTCGTCAATATCTTGCCATTTAAATACATGTCCTAGTTCTGAAGTTGCTACTAAGGTTGTTAAGGTTACGACAGCCTCTGCATCTACAGTTGGTGGGTTAAACAAACCTGTTATACTGAATGATTGTACTTGGAGTTTATTATTGCTTTTGGTTGTTACTGTTCCTAGGTTAGAGGTTATAGCAAAACCTGTTAACGTAATAACAGCTTCTCCACTAGCAACAACGGACACGTCTCCTACACTAGATGTAAGACCTGGTAAACCTGCTACTGCTGACCCTTGAGCAGCAACAGTTCCAAGAGCAGAAGTGCCTTCTAGCCCTGTAGGGAATATGTTTGCTGTACCTGTAACTACTAAGGGTTCAGGTACTGCTTCATCAATAATAGAAGTTGAGCCATTTGTTCCATCTAAATGTAAAAGAGATAAAGTGTTGCCATCTAAACTAAACTCAGAAGTTGCTGGAGTGTAT